AATTGTTTGTTGGATTATCAAATAAATAAAATAAAAGATAAAGGTAGACGAAGTAAACAAGAAAATAAATATTATAAAAGTAGAAGACGAGATCAGAATATTCAAATGGATGAAGATTGAGAAGATATTAATGGTGGTGAATAATGTCTGAAGTAGATAAGGCAACAAAAAAATGTTCTCATTGTGGAGAACCGACTAAAATTAAAAATTATGTGAAAAATGATAACAATCCTGATAAAAGAGATTGTTGGTGCAATAATTGTCGAAAAAAAGTATATGATGAAGATACACTTATTGAATATTGCAAAGAAAATAATCGTGGCTATTCTAAAGAATTATTTAAAGATGTTTTTGATATAATTGATAATAAATTAAAAAAAATGAACAATGTTGATAAAATAAAAGACTATAATAAAACTTTATTGCAAAAAACTGTTAATTTATATTTTAGTAAAATGAATTTAATTGGTAATGAAGGGAACAAAATAAAAGAAGAAACTAAAAATAAAAATATTAAAACTAATAAAACGAAATTATCTAAAGAAGAATTAAATTATTTAATTGATAGATGGGGTATAGGATATAAAAATGAAGAATATAGTGCTTTTGAAAAAAAATATAGTTTATTAAAAAATAATTATCCTGAAAAAACAGCAATGCATACTGAAGCATTGTTAAATTATATTAGATATAGGGTAAAAGAAGAAATTGCAACTGCTAAAGGTGATGTAAAAGATGCAAAGGAATGGGGTAGTTTAGCTCAAAAAGCAGCACAAGATGCGAAGATAAACCCATCTCAATTAACAAAGGCAGATTTATCTGATGGCTTATCAACTTTTTCTGAACTTGCTCAAGCAGTAGAAAAAGAAATAGATATAATTCCTATTCTTCCAAGATTTAAATATAGACCAAATGACGCTATAGATTTTAATATTTGGTGTTATATAAACTATATGAGAGATTTATCAGGTTTGCCTCTTTGTAAATATGAAGATATATATGCCTTTTATGATAAAAGAAAAAAAGATTATATTGAGCAATATGGTGATCCGTATGGAATATTTACAGATGATCCTACAGAAAAAAATAGAAAGAATATTATAAAGTTTATAAAAGAAGATGGTGATTAATGAGTTCTTTTGATAAATTTCAAAGTGATAATGCAAAATATAGTACTAAAGAAAGTAGAAATAATTATAATCCTGAATTTAATAATACCGTAGAAGCAAAGGGACAACAAGAATATAATCAATTAAGAAGCAATTTAGAAAAATATGTTGATTTTATTTCGTGGGCGCGATGGTATCCCGATCTTTTTTTAGATTTAATTCGTCCTAAAAATGGTTCTATTAATTTACATTCTGATCAAAGAATGTTTATGAGAATAGCAATGAGGTTTCTTAGTTTTTATGGTGTGTTTCCTAGAGGTTGGGGGAAATGTATTTCAGGAGATTCTATTTTATTTACAGAAGATGGTATGAAAGAAATAGGTGGGTATTTTAATTATATAAAGTCTGATGGAGATATGTATTTTCCAGCAAATGTAAAATTATTAAATAGAAATGGAAAATTAGAACATACTATAGTTGGTGTATCTAGTGGTCTTAGAGATACTAAAATAATAAAAACTCAAGAAGGTTATGAAATACAATCTTCTTTAAAACACCCATTACTTGTAATGAATAAAAATGGAGACATAGAATGGAAAATGTCAGCGGAAATTCAAATAGGTGATTATCTATTAATTAATAGAAATAATAATATATGGGGAAATAACTTAAAATTAAATTTTAATATGGATAATTTTTTAAAAGAATTAAAACCTCAATCAAGTTCAAAAATTATTAAATGCAATACTCCTAAAATATTAACCGAAGAATTATCATTAGTTTTAGGTTATTTAGTTGGTGACGGAACTATAACTCAAGATAATTTTATTATATTTACAAACAATGATGATGATATATTAAACAATTTTAAGTCTTTTATTGAAACTAATATAGGTTTACAGGTTAGAAAAAGGACTGAAATAGATTATATTGTTAATGGTCAATATTTTAGAGAATATTTAAATCAAATAGGATTGCACAAAGTTGATGCATTTAATAAAGAAATACCTAAATGTATATTAGAAGCACCCAAAAATATAGTGTCTGCTTTTATAAAAGGATTGTTTGATACTGACGGTGGTATATCTGGATCGTATTTAGAATTTTGTACGGCATCTGAAAAAATGTCAAAACAAATACAAACAGTATTATTAAATTTTGGAATAATATCAACTAGAAGTATGAAGTTTAATAAAAAATATAAAACAGATTCATATATAATAAAAATTTATGGTAAAAATATTGATATTTTTTTTAATGAAATAGGGTTTTCTTGTAAAAGAAAACAAGATTTATTAATTGAAATATGTAATATAAAAAGAAATCCAAATAAAGATATATTGCCTAATCAAAAGTCTATAATAATTAAATATTATAATGATGCTAAGAGATATAATACTGGTCTTTATAATAAAGTTTATCATGTTTTAAAAGGCAATAATGAATTAACTTATGAAAAATTAGGTTATTTATTAAAATTAAATAAAGCAAGTGAATGTAAAAGGTATATCGAATTAAAAACTTTATATAATCAAAATTATTTTTATTCCAAAGTAAAATCTATTGATAATAATATAGAATATGTATATGATTTATCATTGTTAGATACTCATTCATTCGTATCTAATGGTTTTATTAGTCATAATACTTTTAATGAAGAAATTATAATGTTTGTTGCTTCTGTTTTTTTTAGTGGGATTGAGTTTTCGTTAACAGCACAAACGAAAGAAAATGCAGCCGAATTATTAAAAGATAAGTATAATGATATATTAAAAAAATATCCCTGGTTTAAAAATGAAATATATGATGCAAAATTTTCAAAAAACGATGCCGAAATTAAGTTTATAAATAATTCTCGGATAGATGTATTAGCGAATTCTTCATCTTCAAAAGGCCAGAGACGTAATATTATTATGATTGAAGAAAGTGCATTATTAGATGATTTTACTTTTCAAGATGCACTTTTCCCGATTGTAGAACATGGAAGAATAACGGTTGGTAAATTAGGAATATTAAATCCTGAAGAATTAAGTCAAAAGGTTTGTTTTTTTACTACAGCAGGATTTAGAAGTAGTGATGAATTTGATAGAAGTATTAGAATGAAACAAGATATGGTTAACTTAGAGGGCAAAATTGTATTAGGTTCTGATTGGCATTTAGGATGTTGGTATGGTAGAGGATCAACAAAAAAACAAATTCTTGATAAAAAGAAAAATATGTCACCAATAGCTTTTGCACAAAACTATGAATCAAAATGGGTAGGTAGTATAGATGGTGCATTAGTTAATATTAATAAATTATTAAATTTAAGAACTTTACCTAAAGCAAAAATAAAAGCAGAAAAAGATGAAGAAATTTTTCTTGGAATTGACGTTGCTAGATCTCAAGATACAAGTAATAATCAATCTTCTGTTGCTGTTTTAGAAGTAAAAAGAAATAAAAATAATAAAATTAATCAAATAATGTTGGTTAATTTAATTCATATATCAAATGCTTTAAATTTTACTGCACAAGCAGTTGAGATTAAAAAAATAAAAAGAGATTTTAATGCCAGAATTGTAATAGTTGATACAAATGGTTTGGGTGTCGGTCTGGGTGATGAATTAATGAAAGAGTCTTATGATCCTAATACTGAAGAAAGTTTAGGTTGTTGGGATACGATTAATACTGATGTTCAACCTGAAATAAATAATTCTGAGAAATGTTTATATGATTTAAAACCACAATCTGCAAATAGTGATATTATAGTTGCATTTATTGATATGGTGGAAAGTGGAAAATTAAGACTGTTAGAAAAAAAGCAAAATACAGATTATGATATTAAAGATAAAAAAAATTATATGGAAAATATACTTCCATTTATCCAAACAGATTTTTTAATTGAAGAAGTTTCAAATTTACAATTAAAACATTTACCTAGTGGAAAATTATCAATTGAAAAAGTAATTAGAAAGATCAACAAAGACCGTGTAAGTTCCCTTATGTATGGTCTTTGGTATATTAAAACTTTTGAAGATAATATATATCATGAAGAAGTAGATGATTTTGAATATTTGGCGCAATATTGTATGTTTTAGTATTTAATTAACTTATTATAAATTTATACCAGAAAGGAGGTAATATATTTGCCTCGTGGCAGACTTAAAAAAAACAAT